GGGAAATGTGTATGTTGCAGATACTCAAAATAATAAAATAGCTAAAATTACGAATGGAGTTGTGACTGATACAGTAACGAATTATGGCACATATGCAAGCTTTAATAACCCGAGAGGAGTAGCAGTAGATTCTGCGGGAAATATTTATCTTGCAGATACTGGCGGTGGTAAAGTCGCTAAAATTGATACAACTGGAGTTGTAAGTGAATTCGGAAGTGGTTTCACTACTCCGCGCGGACTAGCTGTAGATTCAGAAGGAAATGTCTATGTTTCCTATAGTTCACAGGGAATAGTATCTAAAATTGATACAGATGGAAATGTAAGTGAATTAATAAGTGGCTTTGATCAACTATCTGGATTAGCCGTGGACTCACTAGGAAATATATATTTTTGTGATACTAATACGGTATATAAAAGGGATATAACTATAAGCCTAAGTCTTGTAATAGCAAACTTTAGCGATTATACTTTACAAAATTTTAATAACCCACAAGGAATAGCTGTAGATTCAGATGGAAATCTGTATGTTGCAGATACTGGTAACAATATTGTTGGCAAAATTAGTGCAAGTGGAGTTGTAACCAGCGTGTTGAATAGACTTAGGTCACCTAGAGGAGTAGCTGTAGATTCTTCAGGAAGTTTCTATGTTGCCGATACTGACAATAATAGAGTACTTAAAATTGTAAATTTAAATTTATTCATAATAGGAGTAAATTTTAGTAGTTATAGTCCTGGAAGCTTTAGTAGCCCGACAGGAGTAGCTGTAGATTCGAATGGAAACGTATACGTCGCAGATACTGGCAATGGCATAGTAGCTAAAATTGATACAGATGGAAATGTAAGCGGTTTGGGATTTTTTACTGACCCAGTTAAAGTAACTGTAGATTCGGTAGGAAATGTATATGTTATACATTCTAACGGAATATCTAAAATTGATGGAGTTGGAAATATATCAGATCTAACAGCCGAGTTTAATTCTGCAACAGACATAGCTATAGGTTCTCTAGATAATATATATTATTTGGGATCTGGCGGTAAAGTATATGCTAAAAATAATAGCTATGGAGTAGGAAATTTTAATAATCCAACTGGACTAACTATAGATTCAACTGGAAATATCTATGTTATAGATTCTGATAGTAGCATATCTAAAATTACTAGTTTTCCATCTCTGCAAACAAACTTTACGCAATACAAGATAGATATTTTTAATCGTCCAGAAGGTATTGCTGTAGATTCTTCAGGAAATCTATATGTTGCAGATATTAATAATAATAGAATAGCTAAAATTACGAATGGAGTCGTTACTACTTTAGCAAGTTATCCTAAACCACTTGGAATAGCGCTCGATTCAAATAGAAATATTTATGTTACGAGTTATAATAGAAACGTCCTATCTAAAATTGCCAATGGAACTAATACTATAACTGATATATTAGATCAATTTTATACACCACAGGGAGTAGCTGTAGATTCGGCAGGAAATGTATATGTTGCAGATACTCGTAATGACAGAATAGCTAAAATTACTAATGGAATCACAGATACATTAGCTTTGAGTCTCGATTCAACAGAAACTTATGATGGCGAATATTTTTCAGGACTTGCAAACAAAGGTGACTACGTTTATTACTTAGATAATAATAATGCATATAAAATTTCTAGTTCTGGGAATATAACTCCCATATCAACAGACTTCAGCAACTATCTGCCTAAAAAGTTTAATCAGCCAATCGGAATAGCTATAACTTCAACAGGAATTGTATATGTTACAGATACTGGTAATAATAAAGTAGCTAAAATTACGAATGGAGTTGTAACTGAGATACCAATTCAAAATATTACGCCATTTGGAATAGCAGTAGATGGAGAAGATACTGTATATTTTGGAGATATTGGTGGAAATAGAATATTTAAAATTACTACTTTTGGAGTTGTAACTAGTTTATCCACAGGAGAACGTATTCCAAGAGGAATAGTTGCATTGCCGACTAGAGGTGATATTTTCTTTGGAGTAAATGAAAGTTCTTCTATATTTGCCATGGATATAACTGGCAATATCACTGAAATTTTTACTACTACAGAAGTGTTTAATTCTGATTATTTAGCTTTAGATGCAGCTTACAATATGTATGTATCATATAACGGTGGAATAGGTAAAATTGATACTATTTTTGTAATTTCAACTTTTGGAACAGATTTTAATAATTATACTCATTCTGAATTTTTAAATACAAAAGGAATAACTGTAGATTCTTCAGGAACTGTATATGTTGCAGATAGTGGCCATAAGGTATTTGCTAAAATTAATACAACTGAAGTTGTTACAAGATTAAAAGAACCTAGTTCTTTCATTCTTAATCCAACTGCTCTCACAGTAGATGTACAGTTTAATACATATGCATTATATGGAACTTCTGAAAACAAAAGAATAGTTAAAATTAGTCCAAATGGAAATGCTATAAACTTAGTATTGAATTTCAATACATATAGATATGGATTATTTTTAAGATCAAGTGGAATAACTGTAGATTCTGAAGGAATTTTATATGTCACAGATACAGGAAATGGATTAGTTGCTAAAATTGATAGGAATGGAGATGTAAGTACTTTAACATCTGATTTTGAATTTCCTAATGGAATAACCGTAGATTCTGCTAAAAATATATATTTTACAACTCCGAATAAAGTAGTTAAGGCATTATACTAAACAAAAAATTTCTGTACAGTTTTCCTACCTACTTTTGTATTTTGTTTTTAAACACGCTTCATCGCCTTGAACTTCCCAACGCCACTGAACCCCTGAAACACATCCTTGCCATCTACCTCTAGGTAGACGCGACCAGACTTCAGACCAACACCATACTCCGTATCCTCAAAGGTAATCTCCTCAACATCCTCATCATCGACTGCCTCGGGACCCTTCACGAAGCGGCCGTTGTCAGCATCCCAGTACGTACCAGGTGGCTCAACAGACGCAGTCATCTTGATTGCCTGGAGAGCCTTCAGACTCAAAGTAACATGACCCGCCGCAGGCTTCAAACCCGTGCCTGCGCCGTTGTCAATCTCCTCCTCTTCCTCAGGCTCGGCATGTGACTTGGCGTAGTTGCGCATGTGATCTGCAAGACCGCATGCGCGGAAGTCATCGTCCTCCATCTCCTCGACATAGGCGACGAAGTCCTTCTGGTGCTTGTCAGAGAACTCAAGCTTGACACCCTCCAGTGCAGTCTTGAGCTGGCCCTTGATGAGAGGAGTCATACGCTTGATACGCTTCTCCTTCTCCTCCTTCTTGGCAGGCTCCTTCTTGGCTACCTCCTTCTTAGGAGTCTCCTTCTTGGCAGGCTTGGCAGCAGGCTTCTCATCATCCAACTTGGCAAGCTTCTTCCGCTCCTTCTCGAGCTTCTCGTGCAACTTGTCAAGCGCCGCCTGATCCGCGTCCTCATCAGTACTCTTACCACTGCTGATCTTCTCATCCAGAGCATCTGCCTTCTTGGTCCAGAGAGCAATGTTCTTCTGAGCTGTCTCCAGAGGCGAAGGCTTCTCCTTCTCCTCCTTCTCAGGCTTCTCGGCAGCCTTCTTGGGTTTCTCCATAAACTTCTGAATGTGATTCACATCGGTACCATCACTGCAGAACTCGTATGCCTCATCGACATCGAACCCATAGTTGTCCGCCAGGCACTCGACGAGTGCGTAAAGTTGCTTCTCCATTTGCTTGTTGCTGATTGATGCCATTTTGAACGTGTAGTCTCCCTTACCTTTGGAAGGTAACAATCCGTTTTCAACGAAGAATGAAAAATGGGTTTCCCCCTTTCCTTTTTTTGGCTTTTGGTTTTTTGTTTACCTGCAGTGGCGAGGCGCGAGCAACTCCTTCTTAGGAGCGATCAAGTGTGCCAAGTACTCAGTGTACTCCATATCGCCCATCGGGCCGATCTCACACTCGAAGTTGATTTCCACCCAATCATGGTGGTCCTCAAACTCGATGCCTGCCTTCTCCAGGCTACGCAGAAGAAGACGGACGTTATGCCCAGTCATCTTCGACGTGTTGTACGCGTACTCAGTGTGCGCATCCAGACCCATGTCACCGAACTTCTCCCAGAGATCGCTCTCCTTCTTCAGCTCGACAAACTCCACGAACATCTCCAGCTTGGAGTGGTCGCGGTGGTCGTACTTGCAGCCACCATTCTCAGGCGACTTGCAGCTACGCGGGTCAGTCTGAAGGCAGCGGCACCCGCGAGTGCGCCCCTTTGACTCTACCCACTTCATGTGGTGCTCACACACCTCATGGCGGAACTTGCAGTTCGCCCACTGGCACGCGTTGCCGTTCTTGCACCAGCGAGGCGCACGAACGATGGGCTGCGTAGGGACTGTCTTATCAACGGTCTCCCACTCACCCTCTGAGACCGAAGTGGTCTCAGAATCCTCAAACATATCATAAAAGTAATCTCCCCATGCCACCCCCTCAGGGATGGTCGTAAAGAGCGTCATCTCAAAATAGCTAAATCGTGTTTGCTATTAAAGATGTTATAAATTGGTTAACGTCTTCTTCTGTGCGTCTTACGAATCCGTTTTTGGACTTTCCGCGTCTTGCGTCCTTTACGGTGTTTGCGACCAGCTCTTGTGGCGGTAGGGGTTCCGTAAAGATTATTAAACTTCCACCAAGGAGAGATTCCCTCAGAAACTGTAGGAGGAGTTTTAGAACGAAGAGGAGGAGTCTTTACTTCCACATTAGAAGGTCCAGAATAATTCCCACTTTCTAGATCTGGTCCAGCAGATGAAACTTTATCTGCTGTTGCAGGCTTAGGATTTGTAAACGTAGCCATTTATTACTTTCACAATAAGAACTTTATAAACCAATGTGGTGTAGACGACGAACGACGCCAATAAAGGAAGATGACAGAATTAAGTCAACAATTGAGTGTGAACGCATTATTCAAACAAATGGAAAGCCCACGGGAAATCATAGCAAAATGGACTCGGTGATTTATTATATCACTACTCTTCCAGTGATTCGTAATCTACTTTGCGTTTCTCATCACGAATATCTTCCGAATGAATTTGAAGAGGTTCAAATTGAACCAGATATCTACTTTCAACTTGTAACTCTGAAACATTCAGAAGGTCAGGTCGAGTTTATAAAATTTAAGTTATGTTGCTATGAACATGAAATTCAATATCTTCAAACCTTTGTAGATAGATGTAACGTAGATTACGAACGTCGTATGGCAAATAAATTGGGAGTTTCTTTGTATTACTTTGATATGATGACAAATGTTAAGTCAAAATCCAGTATTCAAAATACTCTTCCAACCACACACCTAGTCTATACTCGCCACAAGTTCTCTACAACTCGCACATTTGATAATGTATTTTTTGAACAATGTGACAAAGTTAAGAAACATCTGGAATTCTTTCTGAATCGACGTGATTGGTATGATAAGAAAGGAATTCCATATACTCTTGGATTTATGTTTCATGGAGAACCAGGTTGTGGAAAGACTTCTTCAATTAAGGCAATTGCAAATACAGCAAGAAGACATATCATTAATGTTCAACTTTCAGAGATCAAATCGAAGGCGCAATTGAGACATCTTTTTTTCAACGATGAAATTCATGTTTCAAATGGAACAGTAACTGAACGATTTACAATTCCAGTTCATGAACGTCTCTATGTTATTGAAGACATTGATGCAATGGGAGATTCGCTGCTCCGTCGTGAATGGCAGAAACCAGTAGCTCCAGTCGTAGAGAAGCCTACTGGAGACCCGTGGTTGGATCGCGAAAAGGAAGAGAAGGAGACAATTGATCTTTCATTTCTACTCAATTTGTTGGATGGAACTCTAGAATCAACTGGACGTATTCTTGCTATTTCATCAAATTTTCCAGAGAGAATCGATAGAGCTCTCATAAGACCTGGAAGAATTGACATGATTATTCATTTTAGAAAGTGTAATATTGATATTCTGAACCGCATGGTATCTAGCTTTTATGATAAGCCATTTGCCTTGAATGAACCAACTCTAGATTATAAATGGAGTCCCGCAGAGGTTAATCAAATTCTGTTTAGAAATTTTGATAAACCGCAAGAAGCGATTTCTGAATTGAAAACATTGAATCCAGTTGATCTATATGGATTTGAAAGTGTTGATACAACAATTACTTACAAGCCTGAGCAAGTCGCATAATGTTTTCAATATACTTCCAAACTGCTTCCTTTGATTGTGGAGGCATATCTGTAATATAGTTTTTCAATTTTGAAAACACATCCATATCTCCCCAGCCTTCGAAAGAATAACTCATAAAGAAAGACTCATCTTTTTCGAGAATCTTTTTTTCAAAGGGCCCTATGTTATCATTTATAGTTTTGGCGATGAGAGCTGGATTTGTCTTCATCACCATGACGGCGTTCAGAAAGATTGAAAAGTCTGGATCTTCAGGATACATTTCAATTAACTCCTTGACAAATGAGGTCAGTTGATTAAAAAGAGCTGACATATAGACCACCTTTGACATTACTTATAAAGATCGAAATATCTTAAAATGTTATTATAATGTATGCTCCGCTTCTGTTAGCTCTTCTTACAATCATGCTCACAAGTATGTTTGTAATTATACCAAAGTATGCGGCAGAAGGTCAACAGGAAATTATTAAGGATTGGCTTGGTCTCGGATTTTCTGGATTACTTCTTGCAATAGCTATGTTTCAGACCAGATTTTCTGATCCTTCATTAATTACTCCAGTATTGTTTTATCTCTTTGTTTTAGGATTTATTCTTTCAGGAATCTACTGGTGGATTCCGAAATATGTGAATCCAAAAGATCAAAATGATGCAATAAAATATACATTTATTTCAACAACTATTGCAATTATCATAGTGAATAGTATGAGTCCTTCAATGACACCTACGTTAGGAGTGATGGCTCCCATTATACCCAACTTTTTGGGAGGCAGACGTCGTCGTTAAACACGCTTAGGTGCTCCAAACTCCGCCTCTCGTTGCTTTGTTATCATTTCCATCTGCTTCTTGAAATCATCATCGCTCTTGCTATTTTTATTGCTAGTATTTGTACTTGTGGGAGCAGGCTCCGAAACAGCTGCCTGCTGATTACCTAAAAAGGTATACAAACTTCCTCCTTCATTATTTGAGAATGAAGTAGGTGCATCCCATAAAGAATACGACTCTCCAAGTCCCTGACCTTCAAATCCCCAAGGAGTTAGATCAGTGGCTGCAGATACCGTAGAATTTCTAGCCTCCTGTTTTACTGGAAGATCATTCCGAGAACTAGTGGGTTTTGCGATAAATGCAAAAATGTTCTTGCCAACAATTACCTCCTTCGTTTCAGGAACAAACAGTGTAGGTACTGCTTTCAAATAAGACGGCCATTGGTCTCGAGGAAGACTTTCCACAAGAATAAATCGGTAAAGTCCTGTTTTGTTTAGACCTTTCAAAGTTTCAATAATTTGCTTGCAGTTAGGGCATTTGTCGCTGTAAAACAAATATGGCTGAGACATTTGTATAGAAAATATGGAAAAAACGGATGAATATAACCCGACTGAAATAACAAGAAATGGAGAATCTAAAAACATCCAAGAAAGGGTATGAGCTAACATGCGAACTCAAAGACTTTCCAGTATCATTCGTCAATGGACTACGTCGGACAGTTTTGTCTGAAATTCCTACAGTCTGTATTCAGGATGTCCAAATTTTGGAAAATACTAGCCAGATGCCTCATGAGATGCTGAAGCACCGTATTGAGATGCTACCTATTAATGTTTCGCCAGATGACTCTGCTATTATTCGTAGCGCAACTATTGAGCTGAGAGTCCTACCAAACAAAGAACAGAAGAGTGTGGAAATTATTACTACCAATGATTTCACAATTCAATCTGGAAGAGAAACAATTCTTATGAAGGATCGTGATCTTGGAACACCTATGCTCTTTATGAAAATTCGCCCTGGCGAGAGTGTTCACTTCAAAGCAAGACTAGGTGTGGAAGCTGGATCTCAGGTCTGCTGTGCAACAACTGGATGGCATGTTGATCCCGAGCTTGCAAAGATTGCTCGAAAGAAGCACGTCGAAGAAGGAAAGGATCCTCGAATTTTCGATAACTTTCTTATTCAGCGCTGTTATTCCAAGGGAGCCAATGGCAGACCTAATTGGTTCGATTTGAAGGTCGAGAGTATTGGAGTTCTTTCTGCAAAGGATATTCTCAGAATGGCAGTGAAAATTCTACAGAAGAATGTGAATGATTATGTGAACGATGCTCTAAAGAATATTGTCAGATCTTCTGAGAAGAATGTTTACACTGTATCTCTTGAATATGGCGGCCACACAGTTGGTACTCTGATTCAGGAAACAATGTATTCTGATTTGAATGTGAGATTTGTCTCATATGACATTCCTCATCCTCTAAAGAATACTATGATTCTCAAATTCTGTACTCCTAAGAATCCTGAACTTGTTCTTGAAGCTGCGAGGAATACTATCGCAGAATATTGTTCGACTGTAGAAAAAGGATTATAGTAATAATGGCAGACGTTCTTACTTTCACTGCTAGCGAATTTGAACTTATTGAAGAATTAGACTTTGAAGAAGAAATTCAGAGGCCAGAAAATTTGAGATTTTTCACTCTTGAAGAGCAGTTGCTGGATTACTTTAACAAGGCATTGCCAGCAAAGAAACATATAACTAAGTTTGACTATTTAACTGTAGCAAATGAAGTTGATCGCATTCGAAAATTATATACAAAAACAGTTATATTTACAGATTCGGATTATACAATTGATTCCACCCGAAAGGAGGTCGATGTAGACTGGGTAATTCCCATGTATTCTGATTTTGAGTATAACTTGTTCGATTACAAGAAAAGTTGGAATCCTCTCTTTGAAGAAAGCCGTCTTCCCAATTTTTATCCTAAAATGTTGACTGCTATGCCCAAACCACATTCATCTACTGGAAATGGAGTTGCTCTTACGAAGTCTAGTTTGCTGGTCGATGACAATGGCAATAATCAAATCATTGGATTGGGATTATATGAGCGAACAAAAAGTGTGAATCATGATGATGGAACCATGAGCGTTAATAGAGTTCCTATTGCAAATACATCTGACGATATCAAGATTAAAGGATTTTATCTCAAAGATCGCAAGTTAGATATTCCTAATCCTCTTTCCGAGCATCCCTTTTTGAGTTCCAACAAGGCTTCAAGAGTTGTAACAGAACATCCTTTAAATGAAGCATTTCCTACAATCGAAGCAATTCTGACTCATGGTGTCCCTACAACAACTGATCCTTATGTAGAAGGATTGAAGTTTCTGAAGCTATATGATGTAAAGATTTCTCAAATTAACTGGAATCTTTGGAAGTCTCGATTTCCTCCTGCTGAAACGATTACTGCAGATAAGACCGTATTATCTTTAGAATTTGATGGTTCCGATAGAGATATTCCTTCTCAGTCACTGCAAACGGCGTATGTTTTGCCATATAGTAGCGGAGTATCGCCTCGTAAGTGGCTTATGGGACAAGAAGATAGAGGAGATTTGGTAGTCAAAATGGTGATGTCAAAGTCTGGAGATTCTGGCTTAGTTCCGCCAGAACCGCTAGGAGAAAAATTGAACCCATCATTTCCCAAATCAACTCCTACAGATTGTCTTGCAACTGACTCATTTGGTGCTTTTTTGAATACTGGATTGTACCGAAATGGCGAATGTATTCCTATGTCTTATATTGAACAGGAACGATCAACAGTTCTTTATGCAAATAGAGTCCCTTGGAAAGAGACGACTGAACACGATATTTTAAAAGAACATCAGCGTTTATTGAAAAAGTTTCAATCTGCCGAAGTAAAAGAAACAGCAGCAAAATATGAAAAGTACGAAAGTGCGCCTGAATCCGAAAATCGCAAAGAAATACGAGCTCTTCTTATCGATGATAATAAAACTCCCGAAGATAAGTTGTATTCGATTCGTAAGATACTTGAAGAAACTAAGTTAGTAAATTCAATTTATTTTGACAGAACTGAAAGCTTTCTGATATGCAGCCATTCTCTTGCCATACTTGCTGGAGATCTAGAAAGGGATGAAAAAATATTCTATTCGGAATGGACTGCGATTGATGAGGGATATCGATCATGTCGTTTTTGCGGAGAAAGATTGACTGGTCTTATTTTGGTAGCACAGGACGATTTTGATGAAGCAGGTAATCCTTTGGTAAGTTACGGAGAAATGGGAAATACTGTTTCGGCAGATAGTTCTGAGTTTGTTAGTTCTCTCACAAGTCTTAAAAAGTTATTTATTCTTCAGAACTCTGGTGAGACTATGTTGTATCTTTTGCTTTCTATCTTTCAAGTTCTTCCAACCGAATCTCAATTAATGCCAGTTATACAGAATATTCGAGATTTAACTCTTGCTCTGAACTCCAAAAAGACAATTAAATTGGCAGATAAGGAACGTATTGGAGGTATTCTAGGTATTGTTGGTTGCCTTGTTTTACTCCAAACTCACAATCCTTTTTTGATTCCTCGCAGATCGTTTGGTTCAAAGATATTGAATCTGTCTGGGTTTCCTCGTGATTCGGATGATGAATCAAAATCTCCAGTCATTGATATCATACTTTCTGTATTGAAAAGTACATTTGAATCTTCTCCTTCTACCTTTGCTGGTCCTGTGGCAAATGTACTTCGCCTGGTTATAACGAAACCAAAAGAGATTCGCAAAGAGATGACCGTGTTTGTAAAGCAAGCTGTTACAAAATTCAAAGCTCAATTTGTTGCTGCAAAAGAAAGATATAAGATTGCTCCAGAAGTCGAAATACGTGAGCAAATAGTTATGCCACTGATGGTTGTTGAAAATAATGTTTTTAAGCCATTTCAGCGTTATGGAGAGGAAGTCTTATCGATCTGTAGTAGTCCATCTCCTCACAGCTTTTTATCCTATAAGTTGCTTCCAAACGTAGTTCAAGCTCCTCTGGATCTCTGGAAGAAAATTGAAGCTTCAAGAAGCGCAGAATTTGTTCCGATACCTGAATTTGAAGTACTATCATTTAATCCTTCGGATGCCGAAGTTCGAGCAAGATTGAAGTTTGATGTTCCCAAAAAGTTAACCAAGTTGACCGACTTTTTGAAATCTGATACTGATGGTATTGCATTTTTATCATTGTTCAATCGCTTACTAGATATTACTAAAACTTCAAAAATGAGACAAGAATCTGTATTTTTGAATACTCAAGTTGATAAGTCAATGCTGAGAGATACTGCAAAAGGTCTTGTTCTCGAGTTACTAAAAAATGCCAATACTGAACAGATTAACTTAATTGTGAGCGCTCTAAAAACAGACCTAACATTGAATATGCTGTTACTCACTCCTTCGGAAGCATTAAAGCAAGACATGGAACTCAAGGCTATGGAACGTGAAACATTCAAAATGAGAATGAGACAGATGAATGATTCAGAACGTCAAATTACAAAAATGTTGCTGGATATTGGAATCGCAAGCTTCGTTATTACCAATGAGGATCGCGAAATGTTCGCACAGGAATATAACATTCCAGATCCAGTAGATCCGAATATGCCAGAGGAAGGATATGATATTTCTCGTGATGATATGGATGCATTAAATCCTAATGGTCCAGAAGTACCAGATCATGGAGATTATGGAGACAACGCAGATCGTGATGTAAATGATTATACAAATGTTCCGAATTTTGATGATGGTAATGATGGATTTTAAACTAGTTTCATTTTAGTGACTGAATAGTTTCTCTTTCGATAGAGTGAGAGTCGTTCTTGAAACTGTCTGCGAAAGGCTGGGTCCACAACATCGATGATAAGAGGATCGACTTTTCTTCCTTCTTTTTCAACACGTAGAATTCTACCAACAATTTGATCGACGTCGGGTCGAGGAGTTGCAATGAGTAATGTATTAAGCGTTGCGACATCGAATCCTTCTTTGGTCATTGAGTAGGTTGCAATTAGAATTCGTTTCGTAGAACACCATTCTGCTCTCTGAGCAGACTTTACCTTTCTTCCGAGAACACAGGCCATTTCTTGAATTTGGAGAGGCAACATTTCAAATAGAGTTGTAGTATGCTCTACTCTATCTGACATGACCAATACTTGACGTTCGGGTTCTTCCATAATATCTTTCAAAAGTTCTACTAGCAATAGATTACGAGGTTCATACTCTACAACCTTATTGATCATCAGAGATGTGAACATTACACCTGCATGATTATAGATGATATCATTATAGGCATTATCGGCAGGCTCGAATTCATGAACCTCTACTCGAACTTTATCATCCGACTTATCTGCATTATCAGACTTATATAGAATCGGCCCAAGAAACCAGTTAATGACGTGCATAAGGCGATCCTTTCGTTCAGGAGTCGCAGAAAGACCAAGCATATGCTTGCATGTTAATTTTGGAATAGCTTGTGAAAAGGATTCCGAAGCAATATGATGGCATTCATCGACAATGAGAAATCCAAATGATTCAAATGTATTCGCAGGATACTCTTTCATTGAAATGCTCTGTAACATTGCTACAACTATATCTCGATCCTTAACATCCACAACATCTGCCTGAATTGTTCCGATTCTAGCGTTTGGTAGAAATGCTTTAATTCGATCTATCCACTGATCTCTGAGAAAGGTATTATGGACGAGGACGATCGTTTGAAGCCGAAGAACCGAAGCAATGTAGAGACCACAGACTGTCTTACCTCCACCAGTTTGGAGGGAGATGACTCCATCGTGGGGTTCAGGTTTGAGATACGAATCGACAACTCCCTTCTGGGACTCTCGGATAGTACCGCTAAATTCCCAGTACTTTGCATTTGTACTACTTACATTTCGCTCAGAATCTTTAAATGGACCAAACGTTTGTATTCCAAAATGCTTTGGAACATACAGGTAATTTGAATCTTCATTATAGACCTTATATTTTGTCACATATTGAGGGTTGACAAACACAGAAGGAACATACGGTTTTACTGTGAGTGTTCCACGAATTACATCATTGCCCTTCTTTTCTATGCGATAACCACGTAACGTAAGCATTGAATTCTATTATGTTGTCCAAATACTATTCGTTTCTCAATATGGTTCTTATAAATGGCTTTAGTCTTCTAGCTTCGTTTAGAAAACGACTATCTTTGTAAGTACTCAAAATTTGTTCACAGCTAGCAAGACTAATAAAATCATTCAACATATCGATATTTAAATCATTTTTTGAAATTGCCAACTTATCTTTTGGGGCCATATGATTTCCTCCCGCGTATGAATTTTGCAAAGAAAGTTTGCTAATAAGAACAGTTTGAGGATAAAATCGTTTCCAGATATCATATGACGCAGGATCGTCTGATACTGCTATCATTGGCTTACTAGAAAAATGAAATGCATTTAATGCTAGAAATTGTATAGGAATTTCTCTTCCTCTTCTATTTATTCGATCAGTTCCTCGAATATGTATTCCGAGTGTTTTTGATAAATCTGGTCTGTTCTGAAGAAGTCTCGGATGAACTATTCTAAATACATTTGCAAAAAAACTAGAATCAGAATATATCATTCTCCGTCCAATACAGCTATACACTAGAACATCTGTAGCATATTCTTTATTTAGCATTCCCAAATTAAGATCTACTCTTCCAGAAAGTTCAGGAGTAATAGAAGCATTTAAATTATTCTTCCAGAACTCAGGGAATACTGTAGCTTCGGAAGGAATGTCATCAAGAGAATTTAATACTTTCATATTTACAAGTTTAAAGTAGGTATAGAACGATTCTTCTCCGTGGCTCCAAGTAGAATCTCTCCAATCAACATATATTGCTAAATTATATTTTAAAGCATACGCAACTGCCATCTTCAAAGATTCCAATCTATCGCCGAATCCTAGCCATCCTTTCACTACAAGATATTTCATTGTATTTAGAATATAATGTATACTCCTGCCTTTGTCGAGTTTCTCGGAACAAGTTTACTTATTGGAGCAGTTGCGTTTGCAAAAACTCCTCTACTTATTGTAGCTGCACTTGCTACTGCAATTGCTCTTGGCGGAAAGATTTCAGGTGGTCATTTTAATCCTGCGATAACGGCTTGGGCGCTTGCATGTGGAAAAATGGGTAAGGCAAAGGCTCTTTCGTATATGCTAGCTCAATTAGCAGCAGCTCTCTTTATTTGGGTTATGGGATCTTTTGTACATATGTAAAATGGATTGATGAATGCCATAGTATACGATTGTAACCATGGCGTACACAGATCAACAGAAATTTCAGAACTATCAGAGGCTGCTAAATGCCATCAGCACAATTGAGAACGAAGAGGTAACGGAAGATTGGGTAGAAGAGCACAAGGATGTAATTACACTTTATCGCGATTGGGTATTTGACTATTCAACCGTGAATCCAGACATCAAGGATCCCCAATTTCGAAACATGGCGACGAGTGTAGAGAAGCTACTCACTCATCTTCTTCGCCAGGTATATGAGGAACATTCATTTGATCCAGCAGTCTATCTTATTCTGTGTCGCGCATTCCTGTTTCTTGCAGAATACACTATGGGAAAGGATGAGTTGTCAGATTTTATGGCACGTATGACGATTTAGATATATTTCCATATACAAACACAAATGAACAAGGTTTTTGATTATAATGGAACACTTGTTTCAGCTTCAAAGCCAGTGAAATCTTTGAAGACTACAAAAAAGGTAGTTACAATTGATTCTAAAGATAGAGATTTCAGAAAATATCTTACAAATGGCGAGTTTACAGTTTTGTTGCCTCGCACATATGAGAACGTAGTTTCTATTCGACTTATGTCAGCAGAGTTCCCCCCTCTATATGTAAGTAACACAAGTGGTCTTGCAGGAGCAAGTCGATATGCCTACATAAATAATGACGACTATTCATATACTGAAAATTTGCCAAATCCAAATCAGTCTGCCATAACGCAAGGCGATAACGTCTATTATTTTTTAATAGATTTATTTGGACTTAACAAGTGTGATGAATGTGTTGTTGGAGCAGGATCTTCAAACATTGATGGATTCTATGCAAAAATTCCAGCCATAATAGATGGAGGAAAATTCATTGAGTATAATGATCATTCTGGCCAAGAAAATGTGGCCAGATATTCTCCTGCGATTGGAAAACTGGATCGTATACATATTAGAACCAGACTACATAGTCAGCAAGGAAATACTGGTTTCATTTACTGGACTACAGATGGAAGATATGCAAAAATTGACAACTCTCAAAATTATATCGGTGCAGAATACTCTTTAACACTTGAAATTGAATGTCTTGACAACTCATTTGATGACTTTTCTCAGTTTGAATCTCGTCTCTCTAATCGAGCCTGAGGACCAGATGCCTGATAAGATCATTGGCGGTAATGTGCATTCTGGCAAGAAATCCATCAACCTCATCATCGAATGTCGGCTTTTTGCCAGAAGATCCGTAGCCCAGCTTCTCAAGAAATGTTGAAAGCGGAACTGTGAAGCGTGTTTCTCGATTTACTCCCCATACTACAAGATCGAGAGACCCGCCTGCATTAATAGCCCACTGTTCGAGCGTACTGAAGCACTCTCCAATAGTGTGATCATAGTATCCTGCCTTAATTGGCTTACAGTGACGAAAGCTGCGAAAAGATGTTTTGTCAGAGACAAGTCGTTCTGTCTTGAGAAAGAAGTATGGGTCGGAATATAGGCGGTGTTTTTCTAGACTTGGGTACATTACTGAAAGATCAGACAGATACCCCCAGTCTGGAGAGTTGAATTTCTTGTGAATAAAATCGTCCATTTTGTTAATGTCTAATAATTCTGGGGAAACCGAAATCCGTTTTAAAAGGTAGGAACTCCTACAAACATATCTTGAACACTCGGTAGTTCCACATTTTTAACTGCTTCAACAACGGCTTCACTTGAAGAAGCAAATACAACACCAGCGCTCAGTAGACCTCCAAAAAGACAGAGTTTTACTGCGTGTTCCCATGAAATAGGTTCACTCTTCGACTTTCTCTCAATAACATAGATGATGAAACAAGTAAGGGCCACTGCCAACGGAGCTACAAGAATCATCATTTGTTTGAAAATCAAGTGAAAGTTTATAAATCTAGAACGAGCGTATCGTTTGCCTTATTGTTAATTTCATCGATAGCACTGATTTCTACTTGGACCTCCTTTTCAGTGGCAGGCTCGTCCAAATTGTTGAACGTAATAGTTGCCTCTTCATCAGAAACTTTGATAGGCGCCTTTTCATCTTCCGATTCTGACTCTGACTCCGACTCTGCGCCAAAGCTTACATTTCTATTAGAAAGTTCAGGAAGAGCAACCTCGGGGGGTTCAATAAAGTACTTCTTTGTAATTGAATCCCAAGGCAAAAATCCACGAATTACATGTTCCAGACAATCTGAAACATACTTATCTACCTCTTGGCGATTGCGAGCTTGCTGTTCAGTTGTTACTCCAACAGTCTTAAAAAGATAGGCTACTTGCCATAACTTTCTCGCAGATTGCTTGTAAAGTTCGTGAATAAACTTAGAAAGACTCGGGCGATCAAATTCAATCTTGATTTCAGTTGATCCTCCCTGATAATGAAGAGAAGCAAAAGACTTCATATATGAAATAAATACTCCCATGATTAGATCATCTAGATATCCACATTTTGTTACCTTCGTGATACGTTCAACTTCTGCAGTAAGAGTCGTGTCTGACCAATCGGGGATACGTGTTAACATATTCTGAAACGTACGGAGAACTTCTGCCATCTGTCCATTTTGTTCACAAAGCTTCTTAGATGAATCGTAAATACTCCAAAATCCTTCAGAAATAGGGCTCACGAGAAGACTACCAAGATACTCTCGTAAGTGTGTTTTTGCAAACTCCGATTCAGCCATTTATTTATTAAAGCAAAGACTACTTAAATAACTTAATCCACGCAGAGAACTGAAACACCAGCTGGTAAAGCTTCGATTCCATATATGGGCTTTAGAGTCATAACTTCTTTGCGAGGAACAGCTATGTCCTTACAATATCTAGCAATTGCTTTATATAAATAAAATTCATGATAGCGATCATGTTTTGGTTCTGTTCTTCCAAATAGAATTGAAGTGCCATCTGGCTGTGTCAACCATTTTATGAAAAACTTGAATACAAGAGAAGAATATTCATGTGTTGGGCCTTCTGGAAATAAATCCCAGAACATAGAAGTAGCTAATCTAACTAGATCAAAGGATGGATTTGGTTTAATTTCTTTTTGAGAAGGCACATAAAATGGTTCGGAATTATATTGTCCACCTGCTTCTTCCTGAGGAGAAAAGTGATCGCTCATAAATGTTCTTGATTCTTTCATTCCATTCAATTTAATTGATGCGATACTTCTTTCAAAATCTATAATTTTAATGAGATATCCATGAGTCGGAACTTGAAATAAAGTATCATTGCACTTATAGTAAAAATAGTCTTTATCGGTTTTTGTAAACATAACATTATTTGAATGAAGATCATTGTGAGTGAAGGCAATCGTGCGCTGAGCATAAGCGAGAGCAAACATTACCTGGGCAAGCCAAGCTATTTGCATTTCGGGCTCAGAATAAGAAGCGAATAGCTCTGAAAGAGTTCCTTCATATTTTTCCATCAATGTAATCTGAACGGGAATGTTTGTAAATGTGGCCCAAGCAAAGGGTTCTTCATCAAAATCTGACTGATTATCTTCTTCAGAAAGTTCACTGCAATCACACGATTTTATATCGAATATATAGGAAGTAGACACAGAAGAGCTATCAGATTCGTCATCTGAATTCTCTGCTTCTTCGTGAAATACCTTTTGAATTTCAGACATTGGTGAATCGTCAGGTAGACCTTCTAGTTCCGTAAACATATCTAATGTCGTTGCATTTTCTGCAATAATAGGAACTCGATTTGAACGCGTATGGCTAAATGAAGATTCTAGTTCTTCGTTTAATTTTACATTGAATGTTTTTCCGATATTTTGTAAAAACCAAGAACGTTCGCATACATCTTCATATTCTTCTGAAATATCAACTTGATGATTTTTTGCTACACCCGTAAATAATCCATAAATTGTAGGAAAATGCTGAGATCCAGAAAGAGCTGCTGAAATTATAGCACCAACATATGCTGCGTTATTATGAGATTGTAACTTCTTCTGAAATAATTCAGACTGTTCAGAAGTTGAAGGAAGATTAAATGAAATACCGTAATCTCCTTGCATCCACTTAAAAGGACTCAGCAACATTGTAACTTTTTTATGAACTTCAATTTCACCATTAGCCGTTGAAATTTTATCATCAGATAGAATCCCAGTAACTTGTTTTTCAAATTTTATACCATATTCAGATGGAGATTCTACAATATTTGTTTTAAAAAGTCTTTCAATGGGAGGAAAAAATGGCTGTATGCTCGAAATGTCCCAGTTCAATTTTGCAGAACTTTGTAGATTTTTAATATTTTTATATTTATGAACCGACATATTCAAACTAGTCGTTCTGAGATCTTTCATTATTAGTGTGGGTTAAAGCAAAAGTAAAAACTTCACGCGTCAGTAATAATATGAATTTCCAGATAAAGAAATTCAACATAAATATGATTCGAGAACGGTGCGAGATAGACTCAAGAAAATCTCCAATGATAGTAATTATCGGAAAAAAGGATACGGGCAAGTCATTCTTAGTAAGAGATATTCTTTCAAATAATCAGGACGCATTTCCAATTGGGACAGTAATATCTGGAACAGAGGTTGCCAATGAGTTTTTTCAACACATGGTTCCTTCAAAGCTTATTCATGACAAGTATAAGCCTGAAATAGTTATGTCAGTAATCAAACGTCAGCTTGGTGCTAAAACTCAAAGAAATACTGAAAAAAATAGAAATGGAGGAAATTCTTCTACTGATCCTCGTGCGTTTTTGATTCTAGATGACTGTTTATATGATGCTACTTGGATTAAAGAAGAGTCGACTCGTTATGTTTTTATGAATGGCCGTCACATAGATTTAATGACTATTATTACTATGCAGTATCCACTAGGTATTACTCCTAATTTGAGAACAAACGTAGATTTTGTATTTATTTTGCGTGAAACTATTCTAGGAAATCGCAAGCGTATTTATGAGAATTATGCAGGTATGTTTCCTACATTTGATATGTTTTGTCAATTTATGGATCAATGCACTGAGAATTTTGAATGTATAGTAATCTGCAACGGAGTTCAGTCGAACCGCCTTGAAGATCAAGTTTTCTGGTATAAGGCAAGTGATCATCCGCCATTCAGATTATGCGGAGATTCTCTGTGGGCCGATAATAAGCCATTTTCGAGTTCAATGTTGTCTCAGGACGAATACAATCCTGGAAATATGCAAAGAAAGAATTCTGGTCCTTGGGTGAATGTTAAAAAAGGCACTTAGAGATCACGAACTCCTCCTTCCGAAGGGTGAATAGGCTTCTCTAGAGCATCCTGGAGTGCAAGATTCTCCTTACGCTTCTGCTCGTTCTGCTCCTTCTGAAGACGAATCTTTTCTGTCTTCTCCTCCTCAAAGAAGATTTCACGATTCACCTCATTCTCGCGATACTTTCTCATCATCTCGTTCAGCTCCTTCTCTGCATACTCAACTTCAGGCATGAGGTGTTCTGACGGATCCCAAGGAAGCCACTGACCAACCTTACCAACATAGATGTTATCCTTGGGATAGCGACGCTGAAGAACTTTGGCATACGATTGTGCCTCTTCTACGTTTCCAAATACACGACGAATCTTTACTCCGCGAACGTTTGTTTGAAAATTCACCTTTTCATTGAACTCATTATCAACGTCCTTCTCGCACTTGAGAAGGAAGACCTGATACTTTTCGTGGACATCGGTCTTGCGAATTTCTTCGTTATGAACCTTGCGAAAATCCTCCATGTCCTTAAAAAGATCATCTACCTTCACAGAATACTTCTTTGAAAGAAATGCCATAAAATGCTCCATTCCAGTAATCTTCCAATCATATTCAAGCCACTCGATGAACTTCTCATTGAAAAACTCTGCGCGCTGCTTGATCACCTTCTCAGGTGAGAGAAAAGAGAGAATACAATACTTCTGGTTAGGAATCTCGGGATCTTCTTCAAGATAATCAATGACGGAACCATCATCTTCATACTTGGGTAGAGACTCGCGAGGCATTTTCTTAAAAAACTCGATTTATGTTAAAACCTTTGTGTTTGCGGAGCATTCAGATATACCCAGAGTCTGTTGCATCATGATCGGCGCGGGGCAGTTTTTACATGGACATTTCTCATGATCAAATCCAAGAATATGTCCAATTTCATGAGAAATCATGTATTGGCGATAGTTTTCTAAAGTCAATTTGCTCTTTGGAGCACCATGCAACCATCGTTCCGAGTTTAACCACATGTGTTTTCCTCCAAGTTCTGCACATGATAAATTTCCAAGACCGCAGTGCTTTTCAATAGTACGAGGAGTACTGAGCCGTATCAAAACATCTTCATTAGTTTTTACTGGTTCAAAGAAATAACCATGCTTAGACCATCCGTCTGGATCGTTCAAATATGCAGTAACATAAAATTCAAGCTGTGCGTGTGAAGGTGCACTAACATCTTTATCAATTAAAAATTTAAACCGCACAAGTTTCATTGTATTTTAATTAGCTTTTTAAGTATAAAAATGGCTTCTACAACAACAGTTTTGATTGCTATCATTGCAGCCTTTCTTCTGGCACCTGGCCTTTTAATTTCTATAATGCCCGGCCCCAACAAAAAGTGGTTCATGGGAGGACAAGTTACTTGGCTAAACGCTGCTATTCATGCAGTTTTAATTGGTTCAATTGTTTATTTCTTTGGTGAATAATAAATGCCCGATCAGAAAAAGCCCGCTTCTCTGATGCCCAGCCTTGATGTAAGCGACCTAGTTGCACGCGCCATAAAGTATGCATTCGAGGGCCTCGCGGTTGCAATTGCAGCCTACCTGCTTCCTGGCAAGAGTCTTCGCATGTCGGAGATTGGCCAGATTGCACTTGTAGCCATGGCTACCTTCGCTGTGCTTGACGTGTATGCTCCTTCAGTTGGTTCGTCTGCTCGCACTGGTGCAGGTTTCGGTATTGGCGCCCACCTTGTAGGATTTCCCTAGTCAAATGAATTTAACAGAGAATCTAACAACCTAGTAAACTCAGAACGCATAAACCCCTGATTGTGCAGAACTGCTACCATCACGGATTCCTGGTTATAGTCAATCTCCATCTCAACTGTCATCTGCCTATTGCCTCGTCTGATTGTAGCTACCCAAAATCCAATTGCATTTCCCTCATCTATTGTGAATATGTGGCTGGGAAATCGAACCTCCATGTCTGACATAACATTGTATACATTGTGCATTTTGAGTGCTGATTTTAAAGTTCAGCAATCCAATTCCGTTTTCTATTAAAAATGAATATTAACTTAACGAACATTGAAACCATAAAATGCTTCGTTATTCTGGAAAGTGGTATCGTATTCATCCTAAACCATATGAGCCCGAGAGGCAGACATATACAGTAGCATGGCAACAAATTCGAGAGCCAATTGTAGTAGAAAGCGCATATATCAAATATTTTGAGAAGCAGAGAACTGATGCTAAAATTTTATACCCGTCATTTTAAAGATGGAGAGTGACACTATGTCATCTACTATGAAAATAGCAATTACTGCAGCTGCAATCACTATTACAGTTCTGGGGGCAATGTATTTATTAAACGGAAGTCCTCCTGGAGCTCGCGTAATGCAAATTGGCGGAGAATCGTATGGAGATGATAATCCCAAGTTAATGTTTTTTTACACGACTTGGTGCCCTCACTGTCATAAAGCACAGCCAATCTGGAGATCTCTAAAACAAGTAAAGCGAACATATGGCGGGCAAAAAATTGACTTTGAAGAGATTGATTGCGATGCAGATAAGGGGAAGGCTGCAATGTATGACATAAAAGGTTATCCTACATTCAAGCTTGAAACTTCGAACAAGGTATATCAATTTCAGGGAAGACCTGACGTTGCTTCATTAAGAGCCTTTTTAACTTCTGCTCTTGGAGAGGAGAAAACTCTTTAACTGTTCGCCTGAATGATTCAAAATATCAGAAACATCGAAATCACTTAATTCCGAATTAGAATGAAGATTTGGATACTCAAGAAGAACTGTATTTTCTGTTCGAGTTCTCAGAGCAAATTGTGAATTTGCCATAATATATAACTCTTTCATAAAATCGATAGGATTCATCGTTTTTATGGTAGAATCATCAATTTTATAAATCTTTCTTCGTACCAAAAATAGTATGAGAGCATTCGGAATTATAGCAGATAAACATGGAACAAATAATCCTCCATCAACATATAGTTGACCATATAATTCGTATGGTTTGAAAACTCCAGGAATACAGCATGATGCGACTAGAGCATCTAAAACTCCTACATCCTTTGCAAATGTAGTCGTAGTTCCCTTTGTTATATTTGATGCAAGTATGAACAACGGCATTTTTGCATCACTCATTTTTTTACTTTCAATGTCTAATCCAGATTCATTAAATAATACAATTAACTCTGATCTTAGAAGATCTGTAGAATATAATCCTTTGTCTGAAAAAACATTTGAAATATCCGAAAAAGTCGGTTTTGGAAGAATTTTATCAAATGATAAATGTTTTTTTGCTAAGTTTTCATCAAGAGAAAGTCCAAACGCAACATAGGTTCCAATTATAGCTCCAATAGAATACCCATATACTCCATCTGGAAAAATTAAAGGCTGATATTTAGAAAGTTCTCGAAGCGCTCCCAAATGTAAAATACCTTTTATTCCACCACCACATAATCCAAGTTTACGAAACGCAGACATTCTAGTGTATATAAGTAAGAATGCTGAAAGCTCGTGATATATGGGAAGAACAAGAAGAACGCAAACAAAATCGTATGGCTGCAATGGGACCTGTAATTTTACAAATTCAATCGAGAATTCGTAATCAAACAATAACCAATACAAATGCTCCTTATATTTTGTTTGAAGTTCCAACATATGTGTTTGGATATCCTCTTTTCAAATTATCGGAAGCACTTGAATATCTGACAACCGAGTTTTCAAAAGCTGGATATTGGGTTTGGGTAATCGATGCCAAGTTTTTGTTGATATCATGGATGAAGCCTGTTAAGTCAAGAGATCTGGGTAAACCTATTTTGACAACTAATTATCGCCCTCAAGTCTATGAACAACACTTTCTAGAATGAATATAATGGGAAAAGCGGTAAACTTATATTCTCACAAGATCAAGTTCAATGAAAGTTTTGGACTGAGCGCCAATCTTGCATTTTTAGCAATTTTCTTTACATTTATGGGAGGAATTGTATCATTTATTTTATATTATTTGTTTGATGAATATGGTCCAGATGATACTCCTCCTCGGAATCTAGAATGGGAGAAGCGGTCTCTTTTTCGTAAAGTAGCAGATGTTTCTTTGGAAGTAGTTTCTATTGCATTGTTATCATTTTGGTTAACATATTTTATTAATAGCAGTATTCCTATAATTCCACTAAGTCCCGCTTTGGCTACATACGTTGACACATATACTACTGGTATGTTTTTTATGTATACTGTATTTCTCTTTTCAAATGATCTGAATTCTAAATTAAAGTTTATTTATAATGAGACTTTAGGCAAGCAGTTTGATAAAATATTTCCAAATGTAGGATCAATACTTGATTTTAATTTGAGTTACAAAACGGAAAAAACAAATCAATCTTCATAAATTTCAATGAATTGCCAACATTCTATAATTGTTGACGAAGGAGAACAAGTTTGCGAGAACTGTGGAGAAATTATGGATAAAGTTATTGATGAACGAGCAGAATGGCGAAACTATGAAGATGGAAAGGGTGAATCTCAGTGTCGTACTGGTTTTACTACTTCTGAACTACTTCCTGAGACATCATGTGGTTCCATGATGTCTCATAAAGGTATTGGATCTCAAAGTAGCCAAATTAAATCAATTCAGCGTCTTTCTTGCTGGAGTTTATCTTCAAACAGTCAGCGTTCTTGGATTGGAATTTTCGATACAATTCAAATGTGTTGTAATCAAGTTGGTTTACCAAAGGCAATTGTCATGGATGCTTGCGGATTATATAAGCATCTCGAAGATGCACAGAAGGTTCGAGGAGAGACTAGGCGTGCAATGATGGGAGGTGCCGTATTTGTATCATGTCGAAACAATGCAGTTCCTCGAAGCCACGAAGAAATAGCAAAGATTTTCATGGTAAATATTCGTTCACTTTGTAAGGCTATTACACACTTTACTCAAACAGACAATACTGTTCTTCAGACTCAAATTGGAATTGCAGAACGCCTTTGTGCTTCTCTAAATTTGAACGATGAGCAGAGAGAGGCTATCATGGATTTACTATATACTATTTCAACAAAGTCAGAAGATGAATTTGAACATACTCCAAAGACAATTGTAGCTGGAGTTGTGGCTCATATCATGGGTCTTCGTAGTAAAATTTCTATGAAACCAGTTTCCGACGCATCTGGTGTTTCAACACTTTCAATTCATAAAATTGTAAGTAAACTTTAATTAAAACTCCAGGTAGTATTTCCATCAATACAAACAAATGTATGCAATTTTGTATCTGTAATAACTCCTACTGGTTGAAATATTCCTTGATGTAATGTTCCAACAATTAATTGACTTACTCCTAAGTTAGGAGCAACTACACTTACAAAACTTCCAGATGGCTGGGTTCCATTTCCTACCTGTAGAATTAAATATATTATATTTGGAGTGCCAGCAAAACTGACATTCGCAAGATAATTAACTCCAAAAAAGTTATGTATATCAGTAGATGTACTTGAGGGGCTAACATTTTTAACATTATAAGTTACCATTGGCGAGCTATCTTTATATGCTGTTCCAGTCAGATAAATGTTATCTACATTGATCATATCAATTTTTGGAACAAACCCAGTTGGACTTGTGACTATTTTTGGTGAGAAAATTCTCTGAAGCAAATTTCTATTATTCGAAGTGGAAAATGGATCATTTCCTCCCGCGGCCATTATAATATCAATGGACAATCTCTCTAATTCACTTTTCAATGAGACCTCTCTTGGTGAGAGATATACTCTATTTCCCATCAATCCTCAGGAGGAGGATCTTTATAAGTTGTACAAGAAAGCTGTAGCCTCTTTCTGGACCGTGGAGGAGATCGATTTTAGCAAGGACAAGTCTGACTGGGAGAAACTAGATGATCGCGAACAGTTCTTTGTGAAGCAGGTTTTAGCCTTCTTTGCTGGTTCTGATGGAATTGTTCAAGATAACTTGGCTACTCGTTTTCAGCGTGAAGTTCAGTCACCTGTAGCTCGCCTCTTCTACTCATTTCAGAATGCAGTAGAAGGAATTCATTCTGAGACATATTCGCTGTTGATTGATCAATATGTCAAGGATCCTGCTGAGAGAATGAAGCTCTTTCGTGCAATTGATACATTCCCCAGCATTCGCAAGAAGGCTCTTTGGGCTCTGAAGTGGATGGATTCTACTGATATTTCTTACTCTCATCGTTTGGTAGCATTTGCTTGCGTTGAAGGTATATTCTTTAGCGGGTCATTCTGTGCGATTTATTGGATCAAGAAGCGCGGTCTTCTTCCTGGATTGACATTTTCAAATGAGTTGATTTCTCGAGATGAAGGATTACATACCGAGTTTGCAGTGGCAATGTATCATAAGCTGTCAAGGTTATCTAACCAAGAGGTAACCGAAATTGTAAAAGATGCAGTTGAAATAGAGACAGAATTTATCTGTAGCGCTCTCCCTTGTTCGTTGATCGGAATGAATGCACGAGATATGACTCAGTATATTCAGTTCGTTGCTGATCGTTTGCTTCTTCAACTTGGATATCCCAAGGTGTACAGTGTTTCGAATCCTTTCGATTTCATGGAATTGATTTCACTCGAAGGGAAAACTAACTTCTTCGAGAAGAAAGTCTCCGAGTATTCGAAGCCCGGCGTCGGGATGAACGCTTCCGATATGCAGATCCGCTTCTCCGACGACTTCTAAATTTTCCACCAAGCTTACCCTTCTTAGCCAAGTTCTCCTTGTTCTCCTCGACAGCCTTCTTTGCGGCACTGAAGGTACTGAGTTCTCCTCTCTTTTCCATTCCTTTAAGCTCAGGGGGCGTATCAGAATCTGAATCAGACATTTATCTTTTCCGTCTGAAAGTTTTACGTCTGCGCTTGCCAGCTACTGAACGAACTGTGAAGTTTGGATTTTTTGGCCCATAAATTACTGGTGCTTTAGGTAACCCAGGTTTCGGAGGAGGGGCACTTTTCGTCCTCATTTGACGAGCAAGTTCTGCTATTTTTTTCTGGTTTCTTAAGATATCCATTATTTTAGAATGGGAAAGATAATGAGCTGCCCATATGCAACCGCACTCGGAGAACGAGGAAAGGGATTTCACTCAACTCGTATTCTTGGTATGGCAGCTGGAGATATCGCAGGGACAATTGGTCTGGCCTATATAACCACTAAGGTATCTAAGGTAGATTTTCTGCCTGCTTTGGCTGGTTGGTTTATACTAGGAGAATTGATGCATTACTATTATTGTGTCGATACTGCTTTTCTTGAGATGATTGGAATTAAGAACGGCCGCGCACCTTCAGTTTAACTCCTGAAACTGCAAATGTGTTATGAACAGCCTGAGTTTTAGTAGGAGGAAGTAATACTCTTGATTCTAATTGAATATTTGGAGCACTCGCAAATTTATTGCTAGCAACTATAGTTCGTATCTTCATAGAATTAGTATATGTTGAAGCATCACCATATGCTGAATTTATATTGAATTGTTCCGAAGTATCTCCTCCTACGGCCTGTGGCATTATAATTAATAGAATATTTTAACAATTCCACTAGCAGTTCCTCTATAAAAATATAGATTATTATCTTTATCTATTCCTATTCCCCAAGCTGAATTAAACGCAAGACTTCTGATATATTCTGGAAGAAGTGTGCTAACATTTCCAAACTTATCAATTTTAGCAACAGTTCCAAAAACATCGGCAGCATAAATATTACCTAAATTATCTGCGCAAACTCCTCTCGTAGAAAGATTACTGGAATTAGTGTAATTAATGTAATTAGTAAGATTTTTAGATGCTTTATCTACATTTCCAAATTTATCAATTTTAAATACTCCAAACATAGAAGAAAGATATAAAGTATCATTTGAATCTATACAAATTCCAGACAGTCTTGAATCAGAAAATTCACTGCGAAGAGCGGATGTACTAAAGTTTGTTCCAAATGTAGTTACGTTTCCAAAACTATCAATTTTACATACTACACTTTCAAGAGCAACAAATAAATTATCAGAAGAATCTATTGTTATTCTCGTATTAACAAGTCCCCCTGTAAAATCAATAAAGTTTGATATAGGAGTTCCATCATATTCTGTAAAATTAGAAAAATTTAGAGTAAGTGGAGTAATATTTCCACTAGTATCAATCTTAATTAAACTACTACCAGAAAAACTACCTAAAACATATAAATTTCCATTTGAATCTTTACAAAAGTCTACTGGAGTACGTTGAAATTCCTTAAAAACTGTTACATTTTCAGAAGTATCAATTTTAGCTATACATTTTCTAGTCAGTTCTACGCAATATTTATTTCCATCATTATCGAATAAAAGATTTCCCGAAAACGTAACAGCTCCCTCCGAATAGTTACTGAAATTCAATGGAAGAACAATAAATTTTTGATAGTTCAAAATCACTAAAGCAGCAGCAATAGCCAAAGCCTTCTGTGCAGGAGTAAACAGTGACAGAATTGCTCCCATTCGAGATGCTCCAGCAAGAAATCCTCCAGCAGGAGGACCCTTTGCTGGTATTCCAGCACTACCTACTGAACCATTAACTATAGCAGCTAATCTCCTTTGCTTTACTATATCTGACGCATCTGTTCTTGGCATATTACGCTTAAACAACAAAAACATTATTCCATCAATCTATCAAATGGAATTAACATATGTTACAATCGTCGTGCTAGCCGCTATGATGTTTGTTCTCTCTGGAATGGTTGGTTACCTTTATTGGCAACAGACTCGTATGCTTCAGCATATTCAGTCACTTTCAGTAGTGCTTTCTGCTCGAGTTCTTCAGCCCCAAAATGAAGTAGAAACAACTCAAACTGCAGAGCCCGATGTAGAATCTGAAGTTGAAGCAGAGTTGCCTGAAGTTGAAGATGATCGCGTATCTGTCGAGGAGAAAACTGAAGTAGTAGAGGGACCTCCTGATGTAGATGATATTCAAACAAAAACTGCTTCTCAGCTTCGTGAACTTTTAACTGCTAAGGGAATTCCCTATGGAAAGCGTGATTCTAAATCTGTACTACTTCAACTTCTTTCTGCGACTATGTAGACCAGTCTACTATAACATTTCCCTTCTCATGTGAAACACCAATATCCTCTTTGAATGTCTTTCTCAACTGAGCACAAATCTCGTCCATCACGGGATCAGGCTGTGGATTGTGCTGATTATGCCAGATGTATTTAAGGATTCCCTTCTTTGCCTCTGACACTACGTTAGCCTCTATGGAACTTACAGTTCGCTTAATATTATCTTCCAGCTGTCTCTTTGCAACCACGGCGGGAAGCTGTTGAAGTTGTTCGCGAGTATATGTTGGGCGCTCCATTTGCTATTCAAAAGTTTAGCGCCGCCGAATCCGTTTTACAAGTTAGTGGAGTAGATTAACAATGAAACTGGTATCATTTGATGTCGGATTACGTAATTTAGCATTCTGCGTTATGGAAGGAACTAATCGTTCAGATCTGCGAATTATACACTGGGATTTAATTGATGTTATGGCAGAATCCAGCGGATTTGATAAACCATTATGTATAAAATGCAAGAAGCCAGCAAACTGGATACAAGGGACACAATACGCATGCTCGAAACACAAAGTGGCGGGAAAAACATTTACCAAGACTTCACTGATGAAAAAGACACTCCCAGAACTCCAGAAAGAAGCGACCCTTCTTGGGTTATCAGGGAAAACAAAGAAGGATATTGTTCCTGGATTATACGCACACTATTCTGCAACTGTTTGGAAACGATGCATTAAATCTTCAAAACAAGGTTCGGTTTTAGATCTAGCACAACCCATTGCAGACTGCCTACAAGTAAGATCAGAACTCTGGAAAGGAGCAAATTTGGTAGTTTTTGAACAACAACCAGACAAGCGTATGCTTTGTGTTCAAGCCATGCTTCATATGTGGTTTGTCACAGAAGGATTCAAGTGTAAAGGAGTCTCAGCAGTACATAAGCTTTCAAATATGGTTACTGTGAATGATGCAACAAAAACATATAAGGGTCGCAAGAAGACTGGAATTATTCATGCAGAACAACTAGTTCCAACTCAAGAAATGAAAACATACATGATGACTCATCCGAAGAAGGATGACTTAGCAGATGCCTTTCTTCAAGGTCTCTGGGTTATGGAGAATATGCGTTAAAGTTTTCATAACTGACTCGTCACAACAAGTAAATGGATGGTGGTATTTTTGGAGCAGATTTTTTAACAAATCCTAAATTGGCAGAGGGCAACATTCAACTTCCTGAACTGAGTACAGTAGAGCTTCCTTCCTTTGATGCTCCCAAGCTGATGCCTTCTCTTTCGGATGTTGGTCCTATGAAGACCACGGAAGGGTTAGAGAATCTCAATGCAGAATCATTCTTTGGCCCATCTAAAACTTCGACGCACCGTATGTCTGAAGAGCATTCCATGAAGGAGAAGTATGAAATTCTTCGTAAGTTTGAGCGTCTTTCTAAGCTAGGAGTGCCTCTTCGTAAGAGATTCACACTTGACTCTCCGCTTGAAGAGATGAAGTCTGAACTTGAGTTTATTCGTCGTGAAAAGGCCATGGATCGAACCATCAAGCAGTTCTGTGATTGGTATATTACTGGTATGTCTGCTCTAGAGTGGAGTTCTACGAATGTGGAGGTGATGAAGGCCATGGGTTTGAATCTGAATGGTCTCTCCGAATCTGCTCAGATGAATGTTGG